GGACAGACTGCCTCCACACTTCCACTTTGATCACACCTGATCACAATTGCTGAACACAGCCACTCCCCTCTTTCACCCCCGATCTTCCCTAGGCAATGGCGACACAAGCTCCGAAGAGCCTGCATGCGGGTCCCCGCGATTCCGGACCCCAGAACAAGGCACTGGCTTGTAGGGGTTGGTTCCGGCGCCCATGCGGACCGTTACTGCTTGCCGTCATCAGGTACGTGCGCCGTGAGGCAACACACAACCGTTGATGCGAGTAGGAGCCTTATGCACCGCTGTGATATGGCACGAACTCCATGTCATCATGTCGAATCCTTCCTTCTCTCAACCATACCCACTCCTCTCTCCTCTTCTCATACCGAGGCCACTTCTGGAAACAGAAGAAGTGAGCCTGTTCCCAGTCCCATGCCGAGATGAAACGGTCATTCGACTCGATCACCTTAGGACGGGACAGCAGGTTGAACCGGGCCTCTGCTGCCACTATGGGACTTTCCGCGATCTCCTCCTCCGTCGCCCACACTCTTTCGATCTTCTCCAAACGCGCCCCGTCATGACGCTCCTTCAACGGGACGTGGTTCACCTCCCAAGCCACTATCCGCTCCGCTACCTTCCACCGCTTTGGCCAACTCAGGTATTCTCGCTCTTCAATCCCAGCCAGAGTCTTGATGGACGACCGCTCGTACGCCTGCTTCTTGATAGAGGCCAGAGCGCGAGAAGTCCTAACCCTTAGCTTCCCCGGAATCCCCCGCACATTCTCCCTAACGATAGCCGCGTGAGCAGCCATCACATCACGGTGCTTAGTGATGTCGGTCTTCGAAAACAGACCTTTAGGGACAAGGTGCCACACCTTCCTCACCCTCCGACCGCCGCAGCGAAACAACTTGCTGTTCAGGGTGAAAAGCGTTGAGTGAACGCTCGTCTTAATGTCGTTAATGACAAAACCACTCATGGGCAACCGGCTGCGCCAAAGCGCAATCTTGAGCCGGGAAGCCTTGAACACGATGTCGTCGCCGTTCACCACAACCAACCGGTTGTTCACCATCCGCCAAGCCTCTTCCGAACCGAACGCAAGGAAAAGCGTTGCGATGTTCGAGATGCATAGCAGAGGGAACGACAGGTAGTTGCCCATCAGTTGCCCCGTTGTCTGTTCAAAACAATGGGACGTCCCGTCAGACGTTTGATAAGTGACGGTACCTTGGAGGGAGGCGAGGGCTAAGTCCCAGATTTGGGGTGGGACGAAGCAAGAGCGGGATCGGAGGGTGAGGAGGATGTGACGCGCATGCGACGAGGACAAGTTGTCAGTTGACGCCTCGTAGTCGCCGGAGCACAGGGGGTCGGATGAGGAAGGGAATGAGGAGAAGGTGGAAGGGAGGGGAGGACCACGAAGTGTGGTGCCCTTCCGGGTGAGAATGCCGTAGATGAGGCGGTGGAGGGGTGCTAAGAGATGCTGTATCTTGGAACCAAGAGTCACTAGGCGCAATTTCCCAGAGTCGGGAATGGCCAGTGCCTTATGGAGCTTGATGTCAGACATCGCACCGGGGGGGAGTGGGGAGGTGCCCAAGCACATGGAGCGGAAATCAGCGACGCTGAGATCCCATTCACTAGCGTGAATTCCTTCAACAGTCTTACCGTTGGAAAGGACGCCGTGAGATACCTCGCGCTCGTAACCCTTGTCCCAGCCAGACCTAAATGTCGGCAGGAGGTAGTTATCGAGTGCGGAGGCATACTCCGTGTTGTGGAGGGGGGGGCGGGATAGCTTGTGAGCATACCCGTGGAGAAGTTCGTCAGGTGACTGATCCTTAGGGATAAGCTTGGCGAACAGGAAGGCGGAGAAACGAGTGGAAGCCTCTTCTGTCGAGCATACGTCAGGGAACTGAGCGTAGTCAACGAGAGAGGACTTTGGGGGTAGTGAGGGGGGGAGGAAGGAGGGTAGGCAGGTCAAACCTCGGATGGTTCGCCAAGATGTACCTAGCTTTTGCTGATTTCTGGATTTTTGTCTAGTTGTCTGCATTAAGTGTAGGTGTGTGGTGGTGGGCTACCGAGCCCTGCGGTGTGTCGGAGTGGCATTTACGTGCTACGTCTCCATGTTTCGCGACTGTGCTTCCTAACCCCGGGGCCCCTGAAGGGGGACTCAAAGAGTGGGTTGAGGCAGTCAGCGAAACGGAGTTCGCGCGCCCAGGTCCGAGAACCTGTGTCATACGTGTCTGCTTGAAGAGCGTGACATCGACAATGCGAGTAAGACTCGCAACGTTCATCCGTCCCCATCTCCGGAAGGAGTTCAGGGCGACGTCAGAAATCCGCAGGGAACATAGTCATTACGACTCTCCCATTGTGTGCGGCCCAAGTCAAGTTCAACACTTGTAAAAATGTTGACCCGAAAGGGGGTCCCCGAACCGTAGGG